TACATCTTCAAGGGTGGATTCTCGAACATCAACGGCCACGTAATCCGGTCTTATGACCCGATTGATCACGACGGATGGGGGCCGGTTGGCTCTCCTCTGAATCCTAAGGCATACTTAGGTGCAGACCTCTCCACTGCTCCCTCTGCTTCCTTCGCATTGAAGGGTGGCGGATCGGTGTCGGCTGGCGATAAGACTGCGCCCAAGTTCTTCGAGTTCTTCTCGAACTATGCCTACAAATGGTCACCAGACGATGCTCTGAGTGCTGGAAGTAGCGAAAAATACGTCCTCATCTACAACCTGACGGACGGAAAATATAACCTCTACTCCTACACTTCGAACAACGGCAACCAACTCACGATCACTGGCGCACTTGCTAAGACTACGGATACTGCCGGATCTTACTTGAAAGCCACTATCGGTGCGGTATCTGCTCACGCCACAACTGGCGTTTGGGCGAATGCCAACCTGAGCCGGCAACACCCCGTTGGTTCCCTCATTGTGGAAACCAACTCATCCGGTGTTCCGATTGGTCGTACCGTGGTTCTCGGAGCTTCCTCGGCCCTTCGTGGCTACGGACGCTTCACGAACGAGCGTACCGAAGAAATGTTCGACGGTGATTTCATCCGCAAGGTGTACATCACTTCGATCTTCGGTCAGACTCCGTTCCAACGTCCCGACGGGCGTTTCCCGAACTATGCGGTGGTAGAACATGCCATCAGCTATGCCGGTCTGAACCTCCCCGTGATTAGCTAATAGACTAAAAAACGGAATTGTTGTACCCCGCCTAGACATAAAAATCTAGGCGGGGGCAACTTTTAACAATGAAAGCAATTCTTTATCTCGCAGGAGTTTCCCGTTCAATCAACGGGCCTATCACGTATCTAAACGGGAAATCCTTAAGAGAATATACCTTTACTTGGTCTGACACTTATCAAAAGCACATCCTAAACGGAAAAGAGATCGGGATTGAGGATAATTCAATCGTCCTAGATCTAGCGACTTCAGAGGAAAACACTTATCAAAAGGCAGTTGTCATGCTCTTGGACGAACCCAAGGAGGCCGTTGAAGAGGCTCCTAAGCGCAAGAAAGTAGTCAAAAATGACAGTTAAAACCGTTTTTGACGATCTTTGGGGTAACTGGGGATTCGAAGCTGAGACAAACGTAACGGCTTTCCTGAGGGATCGTACCGTAAATACCCTTAATTCGGCCATGCAACTCATTTGGTCAAACGCCAAAGAGATGTCCTATTTCGCCCGTGAGACTATTACCGTTACTGTAAATAGCTCAGGGGTTGCGACTTTAGACGATAACATCCAAACAGTCATCGGGCCGGTCAGGGTAGCTTCGACAAATCAACCACTTTTGCAAATCTCTAGCAGGGGAGCCTATGAGCGTTTTGGACTGCTTTTCGGGGATTCTCCCACGATTTCATCCGGAACACCGCAATTCTACTTTCTTGAGGAAAACCGTCAGGCGACAGCAGATTCCGTAAGGTTGCGGATCCTGACTGTTCCGGCCCCTACATCTACGGCAAGTATTTCAGTGGACGTCATTAAGCAACCCACTCGTTACACATACTCTGATTACGCCTCACAAACCGTTATTGCAGTTCCTCATAACTACGAGGCAATACTCCTTCCGGTAGTCCGTAAGCTGGGTCTAGGCACTAGGTTCTTCGTGGATAAAGGACGTGAATCGTTTGTGGAGCAGGACTATCAGAATGCTCTCGCAGTGCTTTCCGGAACATCACCGAGGGTTATGCCCATGGAGACTAAGGCAAAATGAACTCAGCCCAGCTAGCCCAGCGTCTCGTTCGATTTACACCGGCTAAGGACGTAGCCTTGCTTACGGTCGAGGATGCGATCCGGTTTGTCGATATTATCAATTCCGGCCTTTCAGCTTATCACCTACGGACTCCTCCGAACTATCGTCATGCTAGTGCTAGCGTGACGCTTCCGGCCCCTATGACTGCCTCCTTTGGACTCACAAACGGAAGTCAGAACTTCACCGGTTACACTGCTACGACAAGCCAAGAGGGATCATCGGTATTGTTTTCGGATAAGAACGATCCCCAGCAAATCGTCAGCACAAACCAATTCCTAGCAAGCTGGGGTGGAAGTACTGGGATTATAAACGGGACGATTTACGGGGATGCAATTCAGCTTCCATCTGGCGTCGCTAGGGTTGTCACTCATCCGACAATCGCCGGAAACGTTCTAAAAAGGGAAGATGCTGAAATCTGGATTAGCCCAACGGCAGTTGGAAAGCCTTCAGCCTATAAACTAGAAGCAGTCGGATCTATCGGCGGGGCGTTTCCTCCATTTTATCTGCGTGTTTACCCTCTTCCAGAAACTTCTTTTATCGTTTCATTAACCGTTGAGCTTGAGCCTTCGCAGTTAGTTATTACCGATCTTTCTACTCAAACAACGATTCCGGTTAGGAATAGTCATGTTGCATCGTTTCTTTTGCCCATCTGCGAAGGGGAGTTAGCCATGAGTGAATTATGGAATCCTGAGATTGCAAAAGATGGAGTAATGAAGAGATATGAGAATGCCATAATCGGACTCGGCCAACTTGAATCTAATGACATGGCTTCACCGGCCAATAAGGTGAAATCTGCGAGGGGTTACTAAAATGGAAAACATCATACCTCTTTCAGAGCTAGACAACTTGATCACTGAAACAATTCAGCAGATCAAGGTTGGTATCGTTGGCGCACGGCAGTACGCAATCGCTGAACTTCCTGAGAAGGTTGATTTTGAGATGAACCTAGTAAGGGGATGGCAGGATTCGGCTTATAGCCTTCAAAAAACAACGGCTAAGACTGGAACGGCAAACCAGAATCAGACGTCAAACAATACAGGAAATCAGAACCAAACAAATACCGATACTGGAAGCACGAACCGGAATAGGACAGGAACCGAAAATAGGAATGAGAGTCGGAACGAGAACAAGAACGAAAATAGGAATGAGAACAGGAACGAAAATAGGAATGAGAACAGGAACGAGAGTCGGAACGAGAACAAAAACGAAAATAGGAATGAGAACAGGAACGAGAACAAGAACGAGAACCGGAATGAGAACCGGAATGAGAACCGGAATGAGAACAAGAACGAAAATAGGAATGAAAACAAGAATGAGAACCGGAATGAGAACAAGAACGAAAATAGGAATGAAAACAAGAATGAGAACCGGAATGAGAACAAGAACGAAAATAGGAATGAAAACCGGAATGAGAATAAGAACTCAAACCAGAACAATAACTACGTTTACGGCCAAGCAGACGGCATAATGGGGAACTAAATATATGGATGGCAACGATTACGTATTAAAATCCGAAAACCTTATGAGTACGGATACTCAGACGAGTACCGGAACTAGCACCTCAACTAGCACAGGAACGAGCACGGGAACTAGCACAGGAACCAGTACCGGAACTAGTACGGGAACCAGTACCGGAACTAGTACGGGAACCAGTACCGGAACTAGTACGGGAACCAGTACCGGAACTAGTACGGGAACCAGTACCGGAACTAGCACAGGAACGAGTACCGGAACTAGCACAGGAACGAGTACCGGAACTAGCACAGGAACGAGTACAGGAACTAGTACAGGAACGAGTACAGGAACTAGTACAGGAACGAGTACAGGAACTAGTACAGGAACGAGTACAGGAGCTAGTACGGGAACCGAAACAGAGAGCCGTTCCGGATCCGCTAGTACAACTTTATCTAAGAATGATTCTGGTGTTCAGAACAACAATTCAAGCTCAAACGAGAACGCTACTGAGTCCGAAAGGGCCAATCTCGCTTGCGTCTGCAAATTCTCAGTAGCAATTAGAGGAGGGTTATGAGCCTAAATACATCCGTACCAACCAACATTAACGACACCTATGCAGTGCCTTCTTTACCGGTTGAGAACATCTCAAACAAGGAAGATAAGGCGAACAAGGGCATAGCGAATGGGTACGCTCCTTTGGATGGCACTGGTAAAGTGCCTGAAGTAAATCTTCCCGATACGGCGTCACTAGACGCAGAAGTTGATGGAAAGATAACAACCCATAACTCCGCAACCACATCGGTTCACGGGATTGCCGATACTGCCGAACTTGCCACTAAAACTTATGCGGATGATGCAGTATTTGAACACAAAGAAGAAACGACAAGCATCCACGGAATAGTCAATACGGGGGAGTTGATCCACTCAGACGCCATCGGCCCAAACACAGACAAGATTGTTACCTTTAATGAGTCTGGCGGGAGTGGAAATACAGTAGTTGTCAGCGGGATTACAAATGCCGGTGATGGGTGGATAAGCGGAGTTATGGGATGGGGAAACCCCGCTGGGACTCAATGGAGCGACCTTAACGGAACTTATGTAAAGACATCCGTAGCCGTTACTCCAAGCCCATACAATAACCTTGGGATGCACACTCCTGTTGCCGGTACGTTTAACTACTACCTCCAAAACCCGATCTCAATGGGTTCTCCAAATTCCGCATATAACGGAATTGCATATTTCCTTGCTCCTAACAATAGAAGTGGGTGGGGCCAAGACCCCGACGATAACGGGCCAACAGATCCTCCGGTTAATTATTGGAGGCTCTGCGTTCTTGCAGATTATCCTTACACCTACTTCACCAACCCAAGTACGGATGCCCAAAACTTCCCGACTACTGGATGGGTTCCTGTAAGCCTATCTGCTCCTAACGGAAACGAAGGAGCTGGGCCAAACGGAGCAGACTATCTTGCTAATTACGGAGGTGGGTTCAGCGTTTCCGTGGGTGGTGGAGATAACTCCGAGATCGGTGCATGGGGCTTTGGGGTGGCTAATGGAAATGGTGAAGATGCTTATATTGAGCCAACAGGATTAATTGTTGAAGGCTCTGGAAGATCTGTTCTTGTTGCAAAAGACAGGGTTGAACTAGACAACGGGGCCAAACTCCGAAAAGGAACTACTGATGCTG